TTTTCTTTTACATAATTTATCTTATCAGAAGTAAATCTTGTAAAATATTCATCTTTACATTTTTTAAACAAATCTTTATATGGCTTCCAATATTTTATATGATTGCTGTGTTTGTTTTTATGATACAAAACTGTATCATGACCTCTATTAAGTATTTTACCTGCCCTAGTTAAACTAGCACCAGACTGTACTAATAAAACAGCAGTTATACTTCTAGCTAAGACTAATTCGCTTTGTCTACTTTTTGATTGTAAATCTTTGACTTCATATCCTGTATGTTCACATACTATATCTAGTATACTTATTTCTATGGCATTAAATTCAATTTGATTTGATTCTTTTTTATATAAATCTTTAATAATTTGTAACATATCTTTCATCACTTAATTTTTTTGCTTTACTTAATAATTGTATTAGTTGTTCAGTACTTAAATTAGCCTTTAAATATTTTAAAGCAGCTATAAATCTTATCTTATTGTTTTTGTGTTTTAAAAACATTGGTTCTTCATTATTTAAGGTGTGATTAATATCTAATCCTACCTTATCAAAACACACTTGTAAATACTTAGTTCTTACGTTAGACCTGTGTATTTTTTCACCTAAAAAACCTAACGCATCCCAGCACAATTTATCTATGTTATAATAAAACACAGGGTTATCACACCATAATTCTAATGGCACAGACTTAAAAAAGTCAATAAAATAATCTATAGGTATATGATTGTTAATACCTATTGGTATTATTTCTGGAATGCTGTTTTTACTTATTCTAACAACTTCTCTTATTCTTTGCCAATTATTAAAATATCCCCCTTCTCTGCATCTGCTTAAATTGGTCTCTAGGGTCTCTAGGGCAATCGTTCTCCCACAAGTTTCTGATAATTTCTTCTGCTTCATTATAAGTTAGTTTGTTAAAATTTATGTGTTCGTAAAACATATTAGCACTAGATGTTACTAAAAGACTCTCTATCTTACCTATTTGCCATAGGGAACATGGTTCATCTTCTAGTATGTCATCTATCCAATCGTGCTGTGTCATTAGTTTTTAGATTTTGTAAAATCATCGGCTTCATCTTCGCCAAATATTCCTAATTCATAAAAACCTGCTAACATAAGTACAATCCTTGACTTTGCTCTTTTCTCTGCCATTGCTACTGGATAAGCATTGCTATTGTTTTTTGGAGTACACTCTCCAAATGTTTGTATAATTTTCTCTCCTCTTTTACCTAAAGCCTTTATAAGACAATGTGAATGGTCATCTGAAAGATTTACAATGTCATATTGTATTTCTATATCATTGACAGCCATAATTTTATCTATACCTGCTCTTGTAATAATAGTATAGTGCTTGTGTTTAAACACATCTTCTTTTACTAAATTGTTTTCTATAAACAATCTCTTTAAAGTTTCGTTCTTAGTTTCTTTTGTCATTTTTCTTTGGGTTAAAATTAGTATTTGTTTTAATTAATGTTAGGCATATTTTCTCTACACCCATATACTCTGCAACCTTATAAAGGTGTGAGTAATACTTAGCAACCTCATCTTCATGTTGTTGCTGTAAATCTACAATGTTTTTAATTTTTGACATAATTTTTTTTTAAATAATTATCGTTCATCTCTATCTCCATCAGATTTCATCTCATCATAATGGTCTCTCATATTTTGTTCGTATTCGTACTCTTCAATCATAGTGTAACAATCTTCATCATCACCACATTCTGTGCATACCATGTATGTGTCAGCGTGTTCTTTACACTCGCCACATATATCTGTTTCTGCCCAAAACTTAGAATCACAACAATTACTTGTTTCACTAACTTCTTCTTCAACACCACAACAAGATGTTACTAAACCTGTTTGATAGCCATCATCTATAGGGTTGCTTAATTTATAGTTATCGTAATTCATAATTAAAAGTTTACAGTTATAATTTTAGTTTCAAAATCTACTTCTACATCCTTAGGTTGTACGCAATCTCCAAAGTTTAAATTAGATTTTTCTACCTCTATTGCCCACTTAGAACCATCATGCTCATCCATACTGCTATCTATTAATATTGGTATAGGCATTGAATTTTCATCATCCCAGTAATTAACATCTATTTGACCACAAACCTTATTTACATATAAATACATGGATTTTACACCCCACTGTCTCATTTCTGTAACGAAAGACCAGTCTACTATAAAACTAGACTCTACATCGTGGTTTCTTTTGCTGACGTTATAAACTGTTACGCTGTTGCCTGATAATTTTGTTTCGAAATTCATAGTTTTTATTGTTGATTGAATTACAATGTAACTAAAGAAAAATGACAAAACCAAATTTTATTCCACAAATTTCCATACTGTCTCATATATATTGACTTATATTGTATCAAAGTTTTAAAATGGCTAAAACCTATAGTGATTATCCACAGTCTGCAACCAATAATGCTAAGAGAGCATTAAAATGGGTAAAAGAAAATGGATGGGGTTCTTGTGGAACTGACGTAGGAAAAAAAAGAGCCTCACAAATCGCAAGTCGTACCCCTTTAAGTAGAGACACGATTTCTCGTGTTGCTAGTTTTAAAAGGCATCAACAACACAAAGATGTGCCTTATAGCGAAGGGTGTGGCGGATTAATGTGGGACTGCTGGGGCGGAACATCAATGATAAATTGGGCAATAAAAAAACTAGAAGAGATTGATGGTATGGCTAAAAAAAGAAAATATAAATATAAGGGTGAAGAGTACGACCATAAATATGATTTTACACAATCAGACATGGAAACTTTACACACTCAAGGAGAGTTGTATGTAACACAGAAAGATGAAGATGGTACAGAGATGACTATTCTTTTTACATATAACGATGGCGAAATTCATGAACACAGTAATATTAAAAACTTAGCAAAAATGAATTGGTACGATATAAAAAATGTAGCTTCTGACAATGTAACAGAAGTAATGATATATGATGAGATTGGCAAATATGGGGTTGATGCCAAGTCTTTTATAGACGAAATGAAAAACATCCCAAATGGTACATCTGTTCTTTTAAGAATAAACTCACCTGGTGGTTCAGTAGTAGATGGTTTAGCGATTTATGACGCTATTAGCAGGATGCCACAAAAGGTAACTACTCGTATAGAAGGTATCGCTGCATCAATGGGAAGTGTTATTGCACTTGCTGGTGATGAAGTTATAATGAGTGAAAACTCACTTTATATGATACATAATGTATGGGGAGGAGAAGTTGGAGACGCAGGTGATTTAAGGAAAGCAGCCGACCTCATGGATAAAATGGGTGATAGGTTAGTTAGTATATATATGTCTAAGAGTGGAAATAGCGAAGAGCAAATCCGTTCTTGGATGAATGAAGAAACTTGGTTTGATAGTTCTGAAGCAGTAAAGTATGGTTTTGTAGATATAATCGAAGAGCCTATAAAACTAGCTGCAAAGTTTGATATAAACAAGTATGATTACAAGAATAAAGCTCTTGTAAATAATTTATTTAATAACATTAAAAAAGAAAGTAAAATGGAAAAAGAGTTTGACAACTTAAAATCTTTTATCGCTGACCTTTTTAACAAAGAAGGCGATATGAAGGAAGTAAAAATTCTTGATAATGATGTTGTTGTTGATAAAATGAACACTTTAGAAGAGTCTATAGAAGAGTCTAACAAAGCTATCGTTGAATTAAATGGCAAAATCGTTGAAAAGGATGGTTACATTGCAACTTTAGAAGATGAGATTTCTTCTTACAAAGTAGCAAAAATGGAGGGAACTCCAAGTGATGTAGTACCTAGTAAAGACCCTAACCCAACTCCAGATGCTAAATCTGAAGATGCGTGGGATGTACTAGCTAAAAGCATCAGCGATGACAAAAAAGTTTATTTTAAAAATTAAAAAATTAGAAAAAAATGGCAAACGTAATTAATACAAGTTTAAGCTGGAGTCAAGAGGATGCTAGAAAGTATTTCCTATCTCCACTCTTTTACGAAAACGACCATCTTAAAGGGATGGAGGTTATTTCTGATATTTCTGGTGCTTCTATTAAGTTAGACAGGTATTCAGCATTAAAAGATTTAACTAAATCAATGAACGCAGCGTGTTTCTCTGCTGACGCAGACCAATCTACTAACAGCATTATAGAGTTATCTCTATCTCGCTTAGAAGTTGAACACGCACAACAGTCTACTTCTTTATTATCTCACATTAAATCTCAATTATTGAGACGAGGTATTAGTCGTTACGACTTATCAGGAACTATCTTTATGGAAATCGTTTCTGAATTAGTATTACAAGGTATCATGAGAGATATGTCTACAATCCTATGGTTTGGAGATACTGCAAATGGTGCTGGTACTCAAGCACTTGCAAATGGTGTATGGAAAGCTCTTGATGGTGCTGTAGGTGGTGCTTTACCAGTTTCACAAACACTAACTCAAGGTGCTACTGCTACAATTACTCACTTAGAAGCTATGTTGGCTGCTCGTTCAACTGAACTAGCTACTGCTGAAGGACAAGTTATTTACTGTTCTCGTGCTTTTGCTGATTCTTATGCTGCTGAATTAAGAGCTTCTAATGGTTCTCACACTGCTGCTTACGCTGACTTACAAAATGGTGTTGGAAGTCTACGTTTCAATGGTGTTCCTTTAGTTGTTATCAACTCGTGGGATGTTGATATTGCTAACCACTCTGTAGCTTTAGCTGCTATGGCAAATGGTCTTGCTCCAAATGGAGCTGCTGAAACTAAGTGTGCTATCTGGACAATGGAAAACAATATTACTGTAGGTACTGACTTTGCTGCACAAGATGTAGATATGTGGTACAACAGAGATTGTAAAGAAAACAGATTCCGTATGCTTTACTCTTTCGGTGTAGCTGTTAAAGAGCCAGGAATGGTTGTTACTTCTACTGAAGACTAATAATAAAAATGTACGAAGGGGGGAGTAAAATCCCTCCTGACTACTTTGTTTAACAATATAATAAATATAAAAAAATGGCAATAACTCAAGGACACGCAATCGTATGTTGCGATAGAAACCGAAGAGGTGGATTAAAGAGAATTTTCCTTATGGAGCAAGGTGGATTAGGTGCTGTAGCTTATGCTGCTGCTGGTTCAGGACCAGGAGCTGATGCTG